GATAACGGACAAAACGTTAGAAGATTAAGACGTACTCCGCATTTGGTAACAGACTTTCAGCGTCAGTATTTTGAGGAATTACAGATCCAGTTCCAACCTGGTGTCGGCACAACGACTGCGACAACTGTAAACGGTACATTTGTTGGCGTTAATTTAATAATTGGTGTTAATCAAACCTTTACTGTGGGTGCATTTGACACAATAATTATTGGCGCACCAAATCAAATATTTCCAACTCAAACCATGAGCAACCCACAAGCTATGTTGCGCTGGTCAAGTGATGGCGGTTCTACATGGTCTAGGGAATACTGGGTTCCAATAGGTTCTCAGGGTAAATATAAAAATCGTGCCATTTGGAGACGTATGGGTACGGCAAGGGATAGAGTTTACGAGGTAGTGGTGACTGATCCTGTAAAGGCGGTTATTGTGTCAAGCAACTTAAAGGCATCGGAGGGTGAAAATTGAACAACACCACCCAAATCCCACAGGCTGCGGTGCTCGACCCTGCGACTAACAGACTTAGCCGTCCTTGGATGCAATATTTCCTTAACTTTTTGAATTTTAAGGGAGCATCAACTGCCACACAGGGAAATGCGATACTTCCAGATAAACCACAAGGATTTATGATTGTGACGGTGGACGGCAAACAGTACAAAGTACCTTATTACAATAATTAATATGGAACTAACAAAAGAACGCATCCCAACCCGTGAAGAGATAGATCGTCTCCAACAAGAAATGTCTGTGATGCCACAGGCTGAGTTAGAGACTGAACATTACTTTTCTGGTGGAATGTATTGCCGTAAACTGACCCGTCCAGCAGGCACATTAATCGTTGGAAAAGTACACAAAAAGGATCATTTTTTTCTGTGTGCAAAAGGTGAGATTATTGCTTGGTCAGAGGGTGGAATGAAGCATTTATATCCTGGCGATATTATTTGCTCTAAACCAGGCACAAAAAGGGTTACTTTAGCCGTAACCGATGCAATTGGTATTACATTTCACAAGACTAATAAGACTAATTTAGATAAAATCGAGAAAGAGTTAATTGAGCCTGATGAACTAGCTTTGTTTGACTCAAGCAACCAATTAAAAGGGGATAAGTTATGTCATGGGTAGCAGCAGCAGTAATGGGTGGAAGCGCAATATTAGGAGCTTATAGCGCCAATAAAACAGCAAACGCAGCAACTCGGGCTGCTGATTTGCAAGCGCAAGCTGCTCAACAAGCAATGCAATTGCAACAGCAAAACTTTAATACTATCAACCAAGAGCAAGCGCCCCAACGGGCAGCGGGTTATAACGCATTAAATCAAATAGGCGCTTTAGGTTCTGGTACTTATCAAAAATACGATGTAAACGGAAATCCAGTAGGATCCGGAGAGGGTACAGGTTATTTAACCCGTCAATTTGGTGACCAAGATTTAAACGCAAACTTAGCCCCTAACTACGCATTTCAACTCCAACAAGGTCAAGGCACAACAAATGCTCTTAACAATGTAGGTGGTGGAGGTGGTAACGCAGCGCAAGGGTTGCAACAATTTACACAAAACTTTGCAGGAAATGCTTACCAAAACGCTTTTAATAATTTTAATACTCAACGTTCTAATATTTATAACACACTAGCCGGAATAGCCGGAATAGGCCAAACAGGCCAAACAGCAGTTAATGCTGCCGGAACAAATGCTGCAACTAATATTGGTAATCTTGGTGTAGGCGCTGCAAGTGCTCAAGGACAAGGTTTAATTGGACAAGCACAAGCGTACGGTGGGGCTGTAAATCAATTAGGTAATAATGCCATGCTTTGGTCTTTATTAAATCAAAAATCATCACTTACGCCAAGTGCGCCAGTTGAGCCAGGTCTAGGATAAAGGAAAAAATATGGCAGGCTTTAATTTTTCACCTATAAAAATAGAACCACAACCGCAAATGTCGTTAAGCGATATGCTTAACATTGCGCGTAATGCTCAAGCGTATGGGCAAGCACAACAATTAAATCCTTTAGCTTTAGAAAAGGCAAAAGCTGATTTGTCTTTGTCTCAGACGCAAGCACAAAAGGCAAAAAGAACCTTAGAGCCAGAAGTTGCTCGTTCTGAGGAATTAGCTGATCAAGCGCGTATAGAAACTCTTAAAGCAAGATTTGGTTTAAATGAATCTGAACATAGTGCTTTTGCTAAAGTCATTGGTGGTTTTAAAGATGATTCAAGATTGAATCCTGAATTTTTAAAAAATCATCCCGATGCTGCTGTAGATTTAATGCAAGAAATTAGAGCAGAAGCAAAAAATGCTGGGATTAGAGAAGATAGATTAAATGTAATCACAGCGCCTGGAATGTCAAAAGCATTAACAAAACCAGAAACTTTGCCTGTATATATGTTGAATTTGGCAAAAACTGGAATGACTCCAGTTGAACAAGTCAACTATACTAAACCAACATTAACTACTAATGTTACTGGTCAAGCTGTAGCTGCAAATCCTGTTACTGGCCAATACAATATACTTGGAACTCCTGAAAATAATCCTATGGGGCCAAGAAGTCAAATAATTACTGATCCAGTTACTGGTAATCAAATTGTTGCGCCTTTAAGCTCACAAGGTGTTTATCAAAATCCAACAAATTTAATTCCAACACCAGGCAAAACTAATAATTTGACAGCAATTCCATCTGGCTCTACTGCCGAAACTGTTAAAGGAAATGCTGCAAACGCACAAAATTTACTTGTTGACGCTGTTACATCAATAAATGATGCAAGTAAACCAAATACACATCTTCCTACACAAGAATATGTAGCCAAAAAATTATTAAATTATTTAAAAGATCCATCTGTTCGGACAGGCCCAATTGCCGAATTTATTGCTGGTAAAACAAATAAAGAATCTTTGTCTGAAAAAGAATTTAATGTTTCAAAATTAATTGCACAAAGAATCCAAAGTTTATCTCCTAGATCAGATGCAGATTCACAACAGAAAAAAGATGCTTATGGTTCTTTTGGAACCAAAAAAGAAGCATTGATAGACCTTGTAAGGCAAGACATGGGATCTATCGTGAATCAAAAATTATTGAAAGAAGGCGTTCTTAGTTCAGCAGGTGATTTATCTAGCCCAAATTTACCTGCTGTAAATTCATTCCAACAAAAATATTTGCCTTATGGAAAAGATCCTGTTTTAATGAATTACATTGGAATAGTTGGAACTGGTCAAATGGCCCATGTGGATGAAGAAGATAAAAAAGCATTACAAAAATTATTTCATGATCAAGGCATGGATAAAGAAGCTAGAAAAAAATTAGAAGCAAAACGTAAACAATTATTAAAAGAATTAGGGGGTCAATAATGGCTGCCGTTAATATTGATGATTTGTTGGAAGGTTTAGATAACCAAGTACAAAAAGGTCAAAATGTAGATTCTTTGATTGAAAGTTTAGGGGAATACAAACCAGAACCAGAATCTACCAATATTACATCTGAATATTTAAAAAAAGGTAAAGACCTTTTAAAAACTGGTGCAAGACAAGCAGAATTGGTTGGTAGGGGAATGGCGCAAACTGTTCCATCAACTGTTGCTGGTTTTACTATGGGTGGCCCAATTGGTGGTTTAGTTGGAAGCGCAGCAATACCATTTGGCGATACTTTAAATAGTATTATTAATCGAGTGGCAGGAACTAATCTTCGTATGCCTAGCGAAGTTGTTTCTAGCACCATGAGTAAACTTGGTTATAAAGAACCACAAACACAATCTGAAAGAGTTGTAGAAGCAGCTGGTGGCGGTTTGGGTGGCGCATCAAGTGAATTGTCATCTATGTTTAACCTTGCTAAACCTGGCGCAACTGGATTATTGCCAGAAATGGGTAAAGCATTTACAAAAGATGCAGGCAAACAATTAGCGGTAGCTCCTGTTGCTGCTAGTGGAGGTCAATATACAGCAGAAGAAACTGGAAGCCCATTTGCAGGATTACTTGCATCATTAGGAATTGGCGCAGCAGGTGGGTTAAGCACAACAAGAAAGGCAACTAATGCTCCTACTCATGAAGATTTAATTCGTGAATCAAAAAATCTTTATGATAAAGCTAAATCTTCTGGCGTTGAATTTGATCCTGAAAAATTTTCTACTTCTATGCAATTAATACAAAAAGATATGCGTAATAGTGGGTATGCTGAAGATTTAAGTTCGCCAATAGATAGAATTTTTAAAGAATTAAAAAGAACAGATCATCCAAAAGATTACACAGAATTACAAGCATTACGAACTATGATGAGGGATGCTCAATCAAGTAATGATGGGCCAACTAGAAAATTTGCTAGTATATTAAAAGATGAGTTTGATCATTACGTTGTTAATGCCCCTGAAGATCATGTAACATCTGGAAATCCTCAAGGAATGAAAGATTGGAGAGATGCTCAAAAATCTTATACCAAATTAAAGAAATCTGAAATGTTTGATGATATGTTAAAGCAGGCAGAAGTTGAGGGGCCTAGTCTTTTTACTCAATCTGGGACAGAAAATTCTTTAGCTAAACAACTCAGACAATTGGTCAGAAATGACAAAAAAATGAGAACGTTTACATCTGATGAACAAGAAGCTATTCGTGAAGCAGCTAAAGGCGGTACAGTTCAAAATATGTTACGTTTTTACGGCAAGTTTGCCCCTACTGGTGCAGTACCTGGATTTTTAAATGTAATTGCTTCTAATGAAAATCCGGCTTTAGGAATTCCTTTTGCTGTTGGCGCTACTGGCGCAAGAATGGCTGCTACTGCATTAAGAAATAATGCTGTTGAAAATCTTGGAGCGCAAATGAGATTGGGTGCAAAACCTGAATTATCTTCAAGGGCCTCAGGGGTTCCTTTAACTGCATTACAAGGTATTACTGCTGCTCCATCACAGTTAAACATGAATTATCTTCGTGATTTAATTAACCAAGGAAAACAATGAGCGTTAATCTTTCACCCATCGGTAACGGATTTCAATTCTTTACCACAACCGGACTACCGTTAAACGGTGGATTGCTGTACACCTATCAGGCTGGGTCAAGCACCGCGCTTACGACTTATTCTGATAATGGTGGTACGATTGCCAACACCAATCCTATTGTGCTCGGTACAGACGGGCGTCCCCAAGTAGAGATCTGGTTGACTTACGGCTACAACTATAAGTTTGTCCTTGCTGATTCGTCAAACAATGTTATACAGACGTATGACAATATCTACGGCATTATTGGGGTTCAATCTAGTGGTAGTGGAACGACTATACCTAGTGGATTGATTGCAATCTGGTCAGGCGCAGTTGGTGCTATTCCTAGCGGATGGTTGTTGTGTAACGGATCAAACGGCACACCGGATCTGCGTAATTCGTTTGTGCTTGGCGCAGGCAACTCTTACTCTGTAGGTCAAACTGGTGGATCAACCGATGCAATAGTTGTATCTCACACTCACACAGCGACATCTACATCAACAGTAACTGACCCAGGTCACCAACATAACATTTCAAGTTATAACAACACAACTCCAAACGGAACTTTAATTAATGCGTTTACAAATACAACGTCACCACAAACAAACACAACACAAACGGCTTCAACTGGAATTACAGTTGCAACATCGACAACAAACCAAACTACTGGTGTAAGTGGCACAAATGCCAATATGCCCCCCTACTACGCGCTTGCGTACATAATGAAAAGTTAATCATGGCTGATTCACCTATTGATTTGGTTAAATATGGTGCTCTTTGGCAACGAGTTGAGGAGTACGAAAAGAAGTTTGATTCAATGGAACGCAAGATTGACAAACTTGAAGAGTCCATTGACAAGCTGATTTCGATGGCTGACAAGTCAAGAGGTGGATTGTGGGTGGGTATGATAGTCGTATCAGGACTATCCAGTTTAGTCGGATTTTTGTCTCATTATTTCACGTTTAAATAATGGATCCGTTTACATTAGCAATGATGGCTTTCTCCGCAGTAAAAAGCGGAGTCGCTGCCTACAAAGAGATTAAATCTACAGGCGGTGAAGTAGTCAAGATTGTTAATGAGTTGAGTGGTGCGCTAGGGTCGTTTTTTGACCACCAAGACAACGCTATTAAACAGGCTGAGGAACGCAAAAAGAATCCTCCAAATGGAAAATCTATACAGTCAATTGCCCTAGAAAACGTATTGCAAAAGAAACAACTAGAGCAAGCTGAATACGATTTAAGGCAGATGTTGGTGTATGAATCACCGCCTGAACTAGGTGCAGTCTGGACTGAGTTTAGTGCCGAGCGCGATAGATTGATGAAAGAGCAAGCCAAACAAGACGCAAGTCTAAAAAAAAAGAAGAGGCTTACCAAAGAAGAAGATCTCAACAATTGGAGAAATGGCACATTAGAATTGCAGTCGGTATTGCAATCTTGGTGGTCTCCCTTGTTATCGCAGGCTTAATGTACGAAATTAATGTTGACTATAAAAGCAAGAAAAAACAACAGGACTGGGACATTGAGTTTAGGAAACATTATTATGATGACGCAACAATTGAGTGTGAGCGTATTTTCAGGAAAACAGGCTATTGGCCTAAGTATTGTGCTTAAAGGATAGATATGAACTGGTTAACAACAATTGAACAGCTTGCCCCAACTGTAGCGTCTTGCCTTGGTACGCCAGTCGCAGGGATGGCAGTATCTGCGCTTGAATCTTCTTTAGGCATGAAGTCTGAGGACATTCAAAAGAGCATCGAGGACAATAAACTAACTGCCGAACAGGTTGCGTCTATACAACAAGCCGAGATTGCCCTGAAAGCTAAAGCACAAGAGCTAGGACTGGACTTTGAACAATTAGCAACCGCAGACAGAAAATCAGCCCGTGAGTTGCAAAAAGACACACATTCCATTATTCCACCACTATTAGCCTTGTTGGTTACAGTTGGATTCTTTGGCATACTGGTTGGTCTGATGATGGAAACATTTAAGACTTC